GTGCCGAAGCCACGCAGGGTTATTTCCTCGCCCCTTGCAAGAGCCTCCTTCATTACGCGGATTACTCCGTCCACGGCTTTCACCGCTGTTGAGAGGTGCAGCTTCTCGGAAACTGCCAACTCCTTGACTAATTCATTTTTTGTCATAGACTTTTGATTTTAGTTTTGTTGTTAATAATCTTATCATGTGCGCCCTGCACTTGCATTTCTGCATGGGGAGGGCATCATATAGTTTGGCAGCCTCTTCGAGATACGAGATTGCTTTGAGCGTATCGGTTTTGCTAATCTCCGGCATCGTTGTCAGGGTTTAGGAAGAGGTCTGCAAGTTGGTTGAAATACATCTCATCCGTTGGGATTTCATCGTCAGTACCCATAATCTGACTGGCGATAGATTTCTTCCTGTGGATGATGTCGTAGAGAGTGCGGTCGATGGTATGCCGACCGATGAGGTAGTAGCAGGTCACGTTGTCTTTCTGCCCGATACGGTGGGCGCGATCCTCGCACTGGCAACAGTCGGCATACGTCCACGGAAATTCCACGAACGCCACGTTGGAGGAAGCCGTGAGGGTCAGACCGACACCTGCCGCCTTTATCGAGCAGATTATCAGTTGAGCCTGCCCGGACTGGAAAGCATCTACGGCCGCCTGCTTCATCGTCATGGAGTCGCGCCCGGTGACGCTGATCGCTTTGGGGAATGCCTTTTTCAGAGCGTCCACAATCTCGTGGAGGGAGCAGAAGAGTATCAGAGGCTTGCCGTTGGCAAGGAACGTCTTAACGAAGTCAACAGCCTGCTTGACCTTTCCTTTGGCAGAGAGCGACCGCAGGGTCATGAACTGTACAAGAGCCTCCATGCGCAGCTTACGGCGAATGTCTATGTCATCGCACTCGGTGTACTGGCGCAGGTATTCGGCTAAATCTTCAGCCGCCAAGTTGTATTCATCACGATTGGAGATGTCAACGTAGAGGTCGGTTCGGGTCTTGTCGGGGAGTTGCGTCAGCACCTTTGACTTCTCCCGGCGTATCATACAGCGAGAGTAGAGTTGTTCCGAGAGACGTTCAAGGTTGCGCGGTTTGTCCTCATCATCGTTATTCCGGCGTTCTTTGGTGATTTCTCCACCGCCGTAGTCGGCAAGGAATTTAGAGCGACCGCCGAACTCGGAGAGCCTGCCCATGATTGAGAGCTGCGCGATGAGGTCGGCAGGGCGATTGACAACAGGCGTACCCGAAAGAAGTATGCGCCATTGCTTGCCTTCAACGATACCGCGAGTGAAGATTGTCTGCTGTGCCGTGGGGTCTTTGACGCGGTGACACTCATCTATGATGATAGACTTGAAGAGTTGGATGTGAGGATTGAACACAACATCTTTAAGCCGGAACGATTGTCCTTTGCGTGCTTCAATATCCCATACGAAATATTTGCGCAGGCTTTCGTAGTTGACAACCGCCACATGGTGCATACCCATTTGCAGGAGGTAGGGCCATGTTGTAGCCACGGAGTTATCCAACACGAGTGCTTTCTTGTCGGTGAACTTCTCAAATTCACGTTGCCAGTTGATTTTGAGCGAGGAGGGGCAGATAACCAAGCAGGGGTAAGCACCCGCGCAGTCCACCACGCCGATACTCTGGAGCGTCTTGCCAAGTCCCGGCTCATCGCCGATGAGGAAACGCTTCCACCGCAGGCCTGCTTCAATACCTTCCTTTTGGTAGTCGTATGGCTCAACTTTGAGATTATGTTTCAGTTCGGTCATAAGGCAAAGCACCAGTATTTGAAAGCGAGGTCTTCATACTTTTCGCGTCCGCGAGAGTAGATTGCATCGCCTCGGTTGATGAATAACTTGAAGATGTTGCAGTTCTTTTTGCTAATGGCATATATGAAATCTTTGTCGGACTTCGCTATATCCATGTACCATGCGCGGGACCGGTCCCAGTCGAAGAAGTCCACAGCGTCCTCAAATTCCTTTTGAGTAGCGGCCGCGCAGGTTTTCAGATCGCCTCCGAAGTGAGGAGCGTCTAACCACCAATCCCACTTGCAACGAGTATCAAGGGTGAACTGGAAGCCGCCGTTCTCAAACTCCTGCGCCTTGTTTACCATGTACCGCTGTGTCTCGGCACATTGAAGGACTTTGGCGAGGAATGGGTCATGGCGAGCCTCGGCGCGGAGGGCGCGTTGCATTTCGCGTGCGTGCAGAAACTCATCCTCGTTGACCGGTTCGCCGTCAATGGTCATGTGCAGGAAATCTACACGCGAGGGTTCGGTGATGATAGCGTCCACGATTGACCCGAAGCGGAAAGCCGCATCGCGGTCACCGAACACCGGGCGAGGGTGCAAGAGTTCTTTCAATGCAGTGAGGTCAGAGTTGGAGACCTCACTGCGCTGATAGTATGCATCGGGATTGTTCATAACTTGTAAATTTCTTCAAATTGAAACTTAGCGGTTCCCGTCTTGTCTATTCCGAGGAAAGAAAACGTGTATATTTTATCCTGCCAGTCGGAACAAACCTCAACGTGATAACCTTTAGGTCTTGACACGTCATTCCCGTGGTCGGCAATTCGTTCCGCATAAGCCTGAGCGAGCCGAGAAACTATTGTGTCATAACTGGTAAAGGTAGAGGGGTAACGCTTTTGATAGTCCTCAATATATTCATCAAGAACCGAGGAATTGACAACAAGCACTCTGACAGGCATGGCAGTTAAAGCCATAATATCATTGTCAATGGCATCTACATACTTCTCAAGGATCGGAAGAATGTCGGACGGCTCAATAGGGATATTCAGATATTTTTTCTTGCCCCACCCATCGGTGTATGAAAAGAATATCGAAGCATCCTTAGTGTAGCATTTCAAAGCATAGATAACCTGCTTTAATCGCCCACGCCCATCAAAGTGGTCTTGCAATTCATTTATTTTGGCAACATCCATCATTTTGCCTTTACCTCTTCCTCGTAGCGGACGAACGGAGAATTGATGAACTCGGGATTGTCTTTGTCGTTGGCAACCTTTTCGCAGAATGTGAGCTGCTTCTTGAAGATTTTGGATAGTTCCTCAATGGGCAGGAACTGACCCTCTTTGCTCCACCACATGGAGACAGCCGCGAGTATGCCGTCTGCGTTGGCGCAGACAATCTTCTGCTTGACGGATGTCTTAGGCTGATAGCCCACCGGGGTAGCCACGGCGTTCTGAGCAAAGAGACCGTCCATTTCGTTGGCAGACTGCTGAACCTGCTTGGCGGCTTTGGCTTCCTCCTCCTTGCGTCTGCGCTCCTCATCAAGACGGCGCGTTTCGGCGGCTTCGCGTGCTTCCAGTTCGGCTTTTATGCGTGCCTGCGCCTCGGCATTGGCTTTCGCCATGCGTTCAAGTTCCTTTTTCTTTGAGGGGAGCGCGTCAGTGATAGTATCGCGGTATTCACCGACTTCGGCCTGGAACTGCTCTTTGAACTGCTTGGAGAGGCGGTTGAGGATTGACTGACGAATTTCGTTTGCCTCCGCATCGGTAACTTCGTATGGTTTGTGGGCATGGCACTGGCACTGCTGAAACCACTCGTTGCCGAGCGTGATGTTGAAGCCTTTGATTTTGTTGCAGACCTCATCGTAGTTCTCAACGGTGAGCGACTTGTTGAGGCTGATGAGTTCGTTGATTTTCTCGGTAACGAGATTATCAAACTGACGGCGGTAGTCATCTTCGGACTCCTGCTTGTAGCGGTTGAGAGCCTGCTCACGTTGCTGACGGCGCATTTCCTCTTGACGTGCGCGCTCGGCTTCCTCGCGCTTCTTGGCTGCGTAGGCGTTGCGGGTCTGCTGTATCTTGTAGGGGACCGTATCCTTTTTGGTCGGGTCAATGGCATTTTCCATACCAGTGAACTCTGAACGGATTTGGTCAAACAACTTGGTGATCGGTGAACGGCGTTCGTTCATGGCTTTCAGAGTGCGCCTTGACTTGTCAATGTAGTCGGCGCACTGCTTGTCAAGCGCATCGGTCATGCCTCCGCGCTGAATTTCGGCGAGGAGTTTTTCGCCGTAGTCGGCGCAACGCTGAGAGGAGAGCGCGTTGGTGTTGTAGGTGTCCGGCGCGGACTGCGCTATCATCTGCACATTCTCTTCGCGCAGGATAGGGAGGTTATTGTTTTCACTCATTGTACTTTGATTTATGGGATTTAGAATGTGTCATCAGAACCTCCTGCATCGGAAGAGGAGGTTTCGGGGTTGACCCTCACGCCTGCTGAGGTGTCGGGAGCCGGGGCAAAGCCAGTGTCCTGCGAGGGCATAACTTCGCCAGTTGAGCGATTGACGGAAGAACCATCTTCAAGTCCGTAGATATCATCGTTGATTTCAACTTCGTCAACCTGCTGTGACTCCAGTTGAGTTCCACGACCGACACGTGCTTTGGGGTAGGTCTTGAAAGCGTGCTTGATACACTTGGCGATGAGGAAGCCAGTGTCAATCTTGAGCGTGCCGTCCTGCTGTTGACCGTAGAGGGCATTGGGATTTCCCATTACCCATTGACGGCGTTGGTTATCCCACTGGCGGTTCTGACGTGCGGAGAAACCTGCAAGGCGGCTCCAGTCCTCGGGGAGCATGACGGCGTAGTCAATCGAGCCGTCAGCGCGTGTAATCTTCATGAAGCAGGCTACGATTTCGCCGGAAGTGTGGGGCAGACGGCAGGTGTAGTTCACGAATTTGTTGCCGTTGCGTTCGCCATACTCAAATCCATCTTCGGCGTAAACGATTACGGGGTTGTCGGCATGGCGTATCTGACCGCAACGAGCGCGGAGGATAAGTTCTCCATAGCCGGAGACGGTGAGGATACACTGGGTCTCATACTTGTTTTTCTTGTTGCCCTGCTGGTCAAGGTAAGAGTCCACGGCGATTGAGCGCGAGAGGAGGTAAGCCTGCGCACGAGTACCGGGTTCAAGTGTGAGGCCGGAGATTGCCACGTCAAGGAACGCGGTGAAGAGAGAGAAGCGAGTGCAGTTTTTGCGGAGGTCTTCTTTCTCGCCGAGCAGGCGGTTGAAGTATCGGCTCTCACGCTCGTAGGCAGCTTCGCCGGATACACCAGTGGAGGGTGTCCACATGGCTTCGTAGATTTGAATGAACTTGGCACGCACCAGTTCGTTGGTTGCGATTGCCGTGGGTTCAAGTCGGTTGATTTCCTCAACCGTGAGATTGATATTGCCCATAGAGGATATTGTTAAAATGTTAAACTTATGTTTATTGGAGGGAGGTGCAGGATTTGAACCTGCGATGTCGGTATCACCCGAATCCGATGCTTTCAACTATCGGTATCGCCTCGTCCACTTGGCTAACCTCCCATTCGGCTATCAATCGAAGTAATCTTGTTGTGTGCGTTGGAGCAGTCGCAGGTCTGCCGTGAGGTATTCCATCTTGCCCGGACGCTTGCAGGGAGTGACTTTACCCTGCCTGCGCCACCGCTCCACGTTTGCCCTGCCGAAAATCGCAAAAGCCTTGTTT